CTACTGGACCCACTGGACCGACTGGACCGACTGGTCCTGCAGGAAGTAATCTAAATTCAGCATTGTATGTCACTGGTGCTATTGCAGAATCATTTGACCGAAGTATATTTGCTACAGGAGATGCTCCATGTCTAACCAGTGGACGCATACAGTTGTTTGGTATTCCTCTCCCAAGCGGATTATTGGTTACTTCCATAACGTTTCGTTCTGGTACCACTGCGTTGGGTGGTGGTGTAAATCAATGGTTCGGTTTGTTTAATGCCACACGTAATATGCTTCGTCTAACTGCTGATAATGGCATGAGTCCTTGGGCCGCAAATACTAATAAGACATTGGGATTAACTTCTACATTTACAACGACTTATGCTGGACTTCATTATGTTGGAATTGTGGTAAATGCTACAACAGTCCCTACATTGTATGGGGTAGCAGCAAACGTTGCACTTGCCGGTGATGCTCCAATTCTTCGAGGGTCTGGGAATACCAGTCTTACAAACCCGGCATCTTGCCCGAATCCGGTTACCGGTCTAACTGTTAGTCAACACCAGGCACGATTCTATCTGTCTTGATAGATGAAAGGAGGCCAGATGCCTGCTAAGAAACGAGTCAGTCGACAGCCCGCTGTCACTGAAGAAGGCAGAGAAAACCAATTGGTCTCCCTCGCTATCGATCTGGCAGAAAAACAACTATCAGAGGGTACTGCTTCGTCTCAGGTAATTACTCACTATTTGAAGCTAGGTTCCACGAGGGAACAATTGGAACAAGAGAGACTTCGTCGTGAGAATCTTCTCTTGGATTCTAAGGTAGACATGCTGGCTTCAGCTAAGAGAGTTGAAGAACTCTATGAGACAGCACTGAATGCCATGCGTTTGTATGCTGGACGTGATGCTCCAGAGATAGAAGATGCGGAATTCTATGCTGATTAGAACATATTCAGAACTTCGAAGATTTGACACCTTTGAGGAAAGATTTGAATATTTGAAGTTGAATGGTCAGGTTGGCCGATCCACATTTGGGTTTGATAGATGGGTTAATCAGAAGTTTTATACATCATATGAGTGGAAACATGCCAGAGATCTAGTTATATTCAGAGATGATGGGTGTGATTTAGGCATTCCTGGGTATGAGATCAATGCAAACATCCTTATTCATCACATGAATCCTCTATCTATGGATGACATTATTCATGGAGAAGAATGGATATTTAACCCAAATTACCTCATAACAACCACAAAATCTACCCATAACGACCTTCATTACGGCGTTGAGAGGTCTTATCCAAGAACGGTTGTGACCAGAAACCCAAATGACACCAAACTTTGGTAACTAGAAAGGGTTAACTATGTCTGTAACAGAAGGAACCATCCAACCCGAACCGGCTGAAGGACAAGTTCCTGCTGGTGACTTTACTCCAGTACCTCAAACTCCAGCAGAAGCGCCAGACATTTCAAAGGATCTTGTCAAGGTTGCGCAAGAGGTGGTAGCAGGTAAGTGGGGTCGAGGTAATCGTCGTAAGACACGCCTTCGTGAAGCCGGCTTCAATCCTGATGCAGTTCAGCACGAAGTCGATAGAATTTTCAATCAGAAGTAAGTAGGAGGTTAACTACTATGGAAGAAAGCATTCTTGATAGCACCAAGAAGATTCTTGGTCTTGAGGCTACTTATACCCCTTTTGATCTTGACGTCATTACTCACATTAATGCAGCTTTCTCCATTCTTAACCAGTTGGGCGTCGGACCAGAAGAAGGTTTTTCGATTCTCGATAACCAGGCCGTATGGGCCGATTTTGTTGTCCCAACTAACCAACTCCATCTAGTTAAGACTTATGTATATTTGAAAGTTCGAATTCTCTTCGATCCCCCCTCTACATCTTTTTTGCTTGATACGTACAATAATCAAATTAAGGAGTATGAGTGGAGACTCAGTACTTTCCGGGAAGTCGCATTGCCCCCATTCATCTATCCTACTGATGAGGAGATCGCCTCATGACTCAAGACACTTTAGAATTCCTAGAACATCATGGCGTTAAGGGTATGCATTGGGGCATTCGGACTGGTCATAATCGAACTACAAGTAGTGACTACAAGAAGACTGCTCCTTATCGCAAGCGTAAGGCACAGGAGCTTACCAATAAGCAATTGAAGAATGTTAATGAACGGATCAACCTTGAGCAGAATTACAAACGACTTAATCAGTCGACAGTAAAGAAAGGCGAAGCTGCGGCAAAGGGTATTATTGGTCTTGCTGGAACTGCTACTGCGCTTTATACTCTATCCAATAGTCCTGCGGCAAAGGCTCTCGTTAATGCTGGAAAGCACGCCATTCTCACAGCAAAGATTCTAAAAGTCGTTCACAGCATAAGTTAGTTGGGAGGTGTTAATGAGTTTATCAAATACTGCAACTCCTAAGTATTATGCAGAATTTCGAGCGGCAGTTCTTGCTGGAGAAATTCCAGTCAACAAAGAAATTTCTATGGAGATGAATCGAATTGATGAACTCATTGCTAATCCTAACATCTACTATGATGAGTCCTCAGTAGAAGGTTTCATTCACTACTGTGAATTCGAGTTAACCCTGACTGATGGTGGAGATCTACATCTACTAGATACATTCAAGGTTTGGGCTGAACAGGTCTTTGGGTGGTACTTCTTCATTGAGAGAAGCGTCTATGAGCCGAATCAAGAGGGTGCCGGCGGACACTACGTCAAGAAGTTTATCAAGAAACGGCTCACTACCAAGCAATACCTGATCGTGGCTAGGGGATCCGCCAAGTCGATGTACGCATACTGCATTCAGGCCTTCTTCTTAAATGTAGATACCGCAACCACACATCAAATCACAACGGCCCCAACCATGAAACAGGCCGAAGAGGTAATGTCCCCCTTCCGTACAGCCATTACTAGGTCGAGGGGGCCTCTCTTCAAGTTCCTTACGGAGGGATCCCTACAGAATACCACCGGGTCAAGGGCTCAGAGAGTAAAACTCGCTTCTACTAAGAAGGGAGTCGAAAACTTTCTGACTGGTTCGTTGCTTGAGATTCGTCCTATGACGATCAACAAACTTCAGGGTCTTCGACCTAAGGTCTCAACAATCGACGAATGGTTGTCTGGTGACATTAGAGAAGATGTTGTCGGAGCAATTGAGCAAGGTGCTTCGAAGATGGAAGACTATTTGATCATTGCCATCAGTTCTGAAGGAACAGTTCGGAATGGTTCCGGCGATACAATCAAAATGGAACTTGCGACCATCCTTCGAGGAGAGTATCAAGCCCCACACATCTCGATTTGGCACTATAAGTTGGATGAAATTGAGGAAGTTAACGATCCCGCGATGTGGATCAAGGCTAATCCTAATCTCGGAAAGACTGTCACCTATGATGTCTATCATTTGGATGTCGAAAGAGCTGAAAAAGCTCCGGCAGCAAGAAATGACATCCTTGCGAAGCGATTTGGCATCCCGATGGAGGGTTATACTTACTTCTTCACCTATGAAGAGACCCTCACTCACCCACTCAGAGCATTTTGGGGAATGCCGTGCGCTCTAGGAGCTGACCTCTCACAAGGAGACGACTTCTGCGCCTTCACTTTTATGTTTCCCTTTCAAAACTTCTCCTTTGGCATTAAGACTCGAAGTTACATCACTGATTTGACTCTGATGAAGCTTCCTGGGGCCATGAGAGCTAAGTATGAGGAATTCATTAGAGAAGGCAGCCTTCATGTCTTAGAGGGCACTGTATTAGACATGATGGAGGTCTATGACGATCTCGATGCTTTCATTCAAGCTAATGAGTATGATGTTCGTTGTTTTGGCTTCGACCCATACAATGCCAAAGAGTTCGTTACCCGATGGGAACTTGAGAATGGGGCCTTTGGGATTGAGAAGGTCATTCAGGGTGCACGCACCGAATCAGTTCCTCTTGGTGAATTGAAGATCCTGGCAGAAGAAAGAAAATTGATCTTCGACCAAGAACTTATGTCGTTTGCTATGGGCAATGCCGTTACTTTGGAAGATACTAACGGTAATCGTAAGCTTCTCAAGAAGCGAGCCGAAGAGAAGATCGATAATGTCTCTGCTATGATGGATGCTTACGTCGCTTATAAGGCGAACAAGGAGTCTTTTGAATGATTGAAACTGAGGAGGAAGTTCTATATTTCCTAGAACATCATGGCGTTAAGGGAATGCACTGG